CATCCTGAGCCCCGATAGCGATCAATTGAACAATACCAGCGGACATGGTATACTAATTTAAGGGGAGAAAAATTACGAGACTATTCGTCGGCGGGTGATGAAACTCAAAATAATACTATTAATCTCATTATCACTATCTGGTTCAATGGTATTACCATCTATACCGTAAATTTTAATGGTTAAGGTACTGAGATTTTGGAGGGGGGATAAATACTGACTCACAATTGGGTATTCATTCAGGAATGTATGGTGATAGTCATCTTGACCCTTTGGAATTGCATTTGTAACCATAGTCGCGAAGACCCCACTCACGTTACTTAATGCGCCATTTTGACCAGTGGAAACATTTGAGGTTCTTTGATTTAAAATTGGAGCAGTTTCAAGTTCCTCTATAGACACATACACATGACGATTCGTCTGCTTTGTATTGATATGTGTAGCTAAAAGTTTAGCCTGCACGACACCATTTAGGGGTGTCATAAGGTGGGCTGTAAAAGTATTATTACTCTCCTGACCGATCGAATCTACCGTGATGATACTATACTCGTAGTTTAGATCGGGGACTGTATGGTTTGCGGTATAGAATGACATATAGTATTAACTTAGATAATCATCTAATAGTTTTTGTTTTATATTCTCAAAAGTCTCTTTATCAATTTCTCTAGCCTCGAGTAAAGTCCTTAGTTCCTGTATCTTCTCAGATAAACTACCACCATCTTTAATTGGTATACGGGGGGCGTCGGGGTTAAACCCCCTGACACCCTGTGCGGTCACTTCACATTTAAGACGAATAACTATAAAATTGTTTCCAGAGGCTATAACTGGATTTGTGAGAGTTTGACCACGTTGGTCATAAATCTTTACTCTAAAACGATCGATACTTCCGATTGGAAAGGTGTAATGTGATTCAACTGGATATTCATCCTTGAATAAAATAACAGAATCATTCCCACTTGGATTCAGGGATACTGAATCAGATACAAGACTCGCGAATGAATTTCTAATTTGGGTCATACCTGGTTGTCCTTCATATATATTTGAGGTACGCTCCATGAATTTAGAATCCAATTCCTCTATGGAGATATAACAATGCTCCGTTATTTCAGTAGTTTTGACATGGGCGGCAATAAGTTTTGCCTCAACAATATTACGAATGGGTTGCGTGAGATAACATGTAAATGCATTAGCACTGACCTGACCAACGGTATCTAGAGTCACGGTGTGATACTCGTATTTCATCGTGGTGAGGTCAGGTATCGAGAGATTCGCTGTATCCATTTCTATTAGCTTAGATAATTACAAATTGGGTTTTCTACAGACGAATCGAAGAACTAAAAAGTTTTTATCACTCGCACCTGCACGTTCGATGGTTTCGCCATCTTGGTTGCGGATGGTCACAGTGAGACGGTCTAGACGACGGATGGGATCGATGTATTGGGTAGCGATTGGATATTCATCCTTAAAGTTTATAACCGCACCAGGAGTACCAGTGGTCGACAGACTCACAAAAGAACCCCTAATCATACTCAAAGAGGCTTGACCATCGTACACATTCGATGCGCGGTCAGAAAAGATGGAGTCTAACTCTTTTATGGACACATAACAGTGTTCGGTGTTCGCTGTGGTATTGATACGAGCAGCGATAAGTCTCGCTTGAACAACATTCTTCAGTGGCTGACTCAGAAAACATGTGAAGGTATTAGCACTGTCTTGACCGATGGAATCAATCGTCAGAGTGTGATACTCATAGTTGAGATCCGGAATAGTCTCAGCCGGAGAAGTGATGAGAGCCATATATAGTTACCTTAGATTAAAGATCCACCGATTCCCTCCGAAATCTCATAGCCCGCGAGGTCCGACACGAGTTCTTGGGCACCACAGAGACCACCGGGGGTGAGAGCCTTGGTGTACGCGCTACCATCCTTGCGACCGGGGGTGCACTCCACCTTATTCTCAAGGTTGAAGATGGACTCTTCACGGACGGGGTTGATCTTGATCGGCCTGGGCTGGTAAGATTCACGGGTGGAGATCAGAAGGAAGATGATACCGAACAGCACACTGATCATCGTGAGGGCATTACGATTCGCCTTATTGAACTTGAACATTTACTATGTACAGACATTTTTTATAAAGCGCGTTAAAGATATTTTTTTAGTTTCCAATTAGAGAGTAGATGGACGAAGAAATCGTACTCGAACGTGGAAACACCACCGTGATGAAATTAGACGCTGACGAGCAGGCGCTCATGGATGAGATTCAGATTTCCATGCCTCGTCCCAAACCCGTGCCACGACCCAGTCAGTCCATGCACCGACCACCCCCTCAGCAGCACCAAGAAGCGATGGATGCTTTTGTGAATCCCAATAAGCAGTCCGCGCCTCAGCAGCCCATTCAAGACGAGGCGGAGGTTGACTACGGGGAAGACTTTTACGATGATGAGCCTATGGGCCCGGGTCCGAGTATGCAGGAAGAGCAACCCTCCAAGGGGTACACCTCTATTGATGAGGAAAAGGCGGATCTCATCAACAAACTTGGGCGTCTGGAGAAGAAGGGATTCGCGGTGAACAAGAGACTCAACGCGTACTCAAACGTAGATGAGCTTCGTTCGGAGGTGAAGCGTATCACCTATAGCATCGACGTGGAACAATCCGTACGCTTTTCGAGGCGTATGCTCGTCGCCTGTGTGACTGGCCTGGAGTTCCTTAATAAGAGGTACAATCCCTTTGAGATTCAGCTCGAGGGTTGGTCCGAGTCTGTTATGGAGAATGTTGATGATTATGATGGTGTGTTTGAGGAACTCTATGTGAAGTATCGCTCGAAGGTGAACGTCGCCCCTGAGGTGAAGCTGATCATGATGTTGGGTGGATCTGCGATGATGTTCCATCTTACCAATTCTATGTTCAAATCGGTGATGCCAAACATGAATGATGTCATGAAGCAAAACCCAGATCTCGTGAAGAACATGATGGCGGCGGTTCAGAACACGACCCGAAACCCCGGTGAACCCGCGACGGATGCCCCCGTGGGTGGAACGGGTAACTATGAGATGCAAGGACCCGGTGTGGACATCTCCAGCCTCATGGGTGGGATCATGATGCCTCCACCCCCCCCTATGAACACCACGATGGCACCTCCCCAAGAGAGTGACGATGACCTCTCTGATATTGTTTCCATCTCCGGTGACTCGACCGGCGGAGAGTTGAGGGAGGTTAATGTTGAGAATTCGAAACCCAAACGAACCAGGCGAAAAAAGAAGACTGAAATTAATCTCTAAATATATATAAATGATAGCGTATTGTCCGCTGGAGGATTTGGATCCTCCTGTCCGACAGGAGAAAAAGCCTGTCGTAGAACCCACTGCTAAGCCTCAGATTGGGTACGAAGAGACTGAATTGAATTACGTCATCATGGCTTTTATCATCAGCGTCATTTTACTCGCTGTTTCGGATTCCATGAGGGCATAAATGTACTGTATCTACCGCGGGGACGCACCACCCCCCGTAGTAAATATTTAGTAACTGAACGTTTGAACGACTTCTCCGTCGAAGATATCAACACCGCTCGTATTTCTGTTAAGTATTGAAATAAGTTTTCCACCTCGTGAACTTATCAATTCTACGTGTATGTCATACGAGTATTCACGAGTACCACCTGTGAGTGGGGTCATGATGATACCTTTCGTACCGACAGATAGGTTAGGATTCCATGGGTAATCGTTATCCCCACCAAATACATTTTTCGTCCCCACCGTGATGGGTTCATCCAGGCCACTCGTCGACCCATCGTGTGTACCACCTTGGACTTCGAGAACCATCGTGTTCATGTCACGAACTGTAGATCCATCTATCCTTCGTAAGATGGCGACAATTTTCGCGTAGAAGGATGCATCTCCAAACCGTAACTGAATATCTTTCGCCTTTGTCGTATCGAGAGTGAATGATTTTGAATACTTTTTATACGCCACTTCGTTTGATCCTGAGATGAACCCACCGCCCACATGAAGGGCTGTATTCGCATCCGCCCCTCCAAGATCGACGGCGACTTGGTTACCCAGATCAATCTTACCATCAATTTCGAGATTACCGGTGACTTCGAGATTACTGTTGATGATCATCTCACCCGAAGATGGATTCACAAAGACGTTCCCTGTTGGGGTCGCGAGGATGTTTGATGTACCCCCAGTCGTCTTTAATTCGAGAATCACATTACTCGCTGTGGTGGTCTCTACCCGAGCGACACCATCATACACATGAAACTTTGTGGCGGGTACGGATGTTCCGACACCGACATTACTGGTATGCATCACGTGTAAACCGTCCACATCGACCGTGTTGTTCGTACCACCCACGACGATACCATGAATAGATCCGAGTTGATCATATCCTCGTATGTACCCTCCATAGCCATCGTTCGTATTCAGAGAAATACCAGTCTTTTTGTTTATCCCAGGACTTTCGAGTTTGAGGACGTCAATATCCGCCGTAACACCCGAATAGATGTGCACATTCGTTGATGGCACACTCGTTCCGAAACCCACGAGACCTTCGGATGTGAAGCGAAGATACTCTGCGTCGTTTTGTTTAAACACTATGGGAGACGTGTCTAAACTATCGATCGTGTTAATAAGACCACCGGATGTGAAAATATCCAATTTACCGAATTTGATTTTCTGTGTTTCACCAAACTCTAAACCACCGTTTACGAATAAGGTTGTACCCGCTTCTAAAGCCGCCTCACGTGTCGGGTTTGGATCGCCCATCAGGATTTTACCGTTATTACTGATCAACATGGCTCTGGACAGGGATGAACTGTTTTCGATCGCATCTTCTACGAGTGATCCACTGATCGGTGTATTTGTTGAATATACTTGAAACAAATGATCCGCCGCTATATGACGAATCCTATCGGGACCCGCACCGGAAGTTGAATCCGTACCCTTGAATAATAAAAGTTCTGAAATACCGTTATCAGAATCGTATAATCGCTCTCGAATGAAGGCATTACCAAATTCGTCGTTGAGCACACCACCAAACATGAGTTGGTTACCGATGACAACATTACCGTTGACTTCGAGTTTACCTCGGGGTGTATCTGTACCTATACCCACATCAAACGTGAGGCCGTTTATATACACCGCAGTTGACGCAACGTTGGATACAGCATCAACGTTGGAAGTGATCCTATAGTCACCGGTCGATCCAGTCACACCAGTCGTCCAACCACGAGGATCATCATCACCATCCGTTTGAATGAATGAGATGAACGTATTTCCATCGAGTGTATCTGACTGCGCTGCCAAGATGGCATCTCCCGCACCTGTCTCACCGTGATTATGTACCATGAGACTGTTCGTTCGAGCATTTCCTATACCAGTACTCACAACCTCGAGGAACGCTTCGGGTTGTGTCGAACCGATACCCACGCGACCATCGGCTTGAAACGTCATGATATCCACTTCATCCGCGTAGTTTGCATCCGCGAGATACAGATCCAATTTTGTTTTTGATGTCGTTCCTCCAAACTGATACTTACCTAATTTAAAAGTGGCCCGCACCGCTTTACTTCCAGTGGCATTTCGCGACAAATCCAAAACGGCTTTATCGTCCGTGACACTCGTGACACCACTCGTGTTTGTCACGACGAGGGGTGTGGTTAAATGGTTGTGACCATCTGCTATCGGTGTGTTCACGAATACAGTTCCACCAGATGTATGAAGACGACCCTGGGGAGTCGTCACTCCGATACCCACGTTGCTCGTCTCGAGGATCGTCATCTTGGCTGGACCCATCGTATCTGTGGTACTCGCGTAGAAGTTGAGACCCTTACCGGTACCCACACGTGATTCAATCTTTGTTTGTGTTCCACTCGCATCAGAATAGGCCTTCATGTAATTCGTGGCGCTTCCCATCGTGAATGCGTTGCTTCCTATCACACGAACAGTACCACCCACCGTGAGTTTGTCCGTAGGAGAGGTATTCGCGATACCCACGTTTCCTTCGGAAGATATGCGCATGCGTTCAGTTTTCTTTGTCATGAATTGAATCATTTGGAACTCTGGATTCGTTCGCGCACCGAATATGTTGACGAGTGACGTGTTCGACGCCACAGGTCCAGAGACGATAGTCACAGCGTTGGACGCTGTATCAGGTCCACCCGTATCTGCGTGGATGAGGACGTTCGCCACAGAGGTGATACCCGAATCACCTTCAACTTCGATGAAATCCTGGACACGAATAGATTCTGTGATGAGACGAGATGTCACGGTGTTTCCGTTGATTGTCAACGCGTTTCCACTAAAGGTATTCACGAACATGACGTCACCGATTGACAGAGTGTCCACAGGTGAAGAGTTTGCGATACCCGCTGGGAGTGCACCGGTGGTTCGGAGACCATCGGATTGTATGATGGAGTTCACCACCACGGGGATGGGGGCATCGGCGTCCATGGTAATGAGATCACCAACCCTCAGACCGTTGTCACCGATACGTAAACCTTCAAAGTATCCGTACCCATTCGCATACAGAAGGTTGGACGTACCCGCAGTATCGTCCACATAAAGATTTGATCCTACCGCGAGTGTGTGCATAGGTGAAGCATTCGCTATACCTGCGCTGTTTTGCGTATAAAACTCACCAAAGATGTGAAGGTTTGTCGTATTGGACGTATCGAGAGTAAACGTCTGCGTCTCCGGTCCACCAAAAGTTCTCGATAGTTTAAACGTATCATCGTTTTGTGTGTACCCGAGGAAGATATTGGAGGCACCTGGTTCATCCACCATGAGCACCGCCGTATCGTATGCACCGTTATTACCAGTACCCATCTGAATGACAGCATTCGACACCACGAGGTTATTCACACTCGTGTATGCGGGAATCTCTGTGATGGCCAAGTTACCGGTAATGTCCACGTCACCAAAAATCCGAAGAAAGCCATCTTGGACGACCACGTTACCGTTTTTGAAAACAGCCACGTTCGCATCCGTGCCAGCCGTGACTTCAGAACCCACGACGAGTTGCGTTCCAACAGTCAGGTTCGAAGAGAATGTATTTCCTGTCACCTTCACAACGTTTGAAGCTCCACTCTCCACCAAAAACTTGTCGTTCGTAGTCTTAATCGTACTCGAAGCGAATAAGTTTGTCGTCGCCACGTTGCCACGGACAGTCACCAGATTTTGAACATTTCGGTTCACGACGAAACTATCAGTTCCCACCTGAAATTCGTTAATGGGATTGTCTGTTCCGATACCAACCTGTGTAGCCGTCATACGAAATACATTTGTCGTACCCGCGAACTGTACAGTCTCGGCGATTGCCACGAGTTCACCCGTGATGTTCAGATTCGAGACTGTAATTTCATCCGCCGTAATCTCACCAGCATCAATACTCGCGAGACCCGTCAATATATCGGTCTCTCTGGGTGTTGCATCCAGACTGGTCACGAAAATCTGACCAGCTTTTACGAGCTTACCCATTTATACATTAGTTGCCGAATAAAATTCCGGCGAGACCATCCTTGATGCGAAGGACGTTATAGTTTACTGCGTACACGTACACGGGTTGATTCGCTGGTCGTAGTTCACCCTTTTCGACACCCCTGAGTATCAGTTTGGCATTATCGATACGACTGAAGTTACACGTACCAGATGGATTATAGTCGGATGCATTCAGACAAAAGTGGTACACGAAGTATCGTGTGTAGACACCGGTGTGCGTATCTACGTCGAACTCTGTTTGGCCATATGACGATTTGTAATAGTTTTGGACCGTGTGAAAATAGGTGGCACTCATGTTTTCGAGTAGAGGTGTACCGTTCACATACATATCAGCCGTTAGAAACGAAAAACGATCCTGAGCAAAGTTGGGACTCGAAGTTCCGTACCCAAAAAAGATGGACTTGACGGGATGATTAAAAATGGAAATGTCCAGGTCGTTGTATCCACCCGATTGACTCGTGTTATCCGAGACACTCTCGAGGGGATACTCAACACGTTGTGTCTGTGTGATGACAAAATCGATGGTTCGTTTCACGAGAGACTCTCGTTCTTCTTTATCCAGGTAAAGATAGTTGCCATACATTTTGGCTCGTTTTTCATTTTCTGATAGTGTGGCGAGGGTAGCCTCGTCAAAGGTAATCTTGAGTTCAACCTGATGATTCTGAAGTGCGACCAAAGGTAAAAATGCCTTGTGGTCACAAAAGAAAAAGTGAAGGGGGACAAATGTTTGATTCGACGTAGACGCTTTATTATTAAGTTCTTGGGACTTGTTGTACGTATCCGCCAAATAGTTTGGCCAAATCTCACTGTAATAATCGTAATGCTGAGAATCTATCTTTTGACCACCTATAAAGAGATCGATGGTCGAGTTGTAAAAAAGATTCGATGCGATGTTCGTGTTACTCGTGTCACCAGATTCGAACCAAATACCGTTGATGACGTCACCCAAAACTGGAATAGTGATGGACGTGTCATTCGAATCGATCGTCTTTATAAACTTTGGGGCTTGAGAAAAGTTTGTGTGTCTCGTAAACTTCATACGAAAGAATGAATGCCCCTCGTCGCTCGTGAGATACACGTCTTGAACACCCTTGGAGACGAGTTGTATTAATGCACCAGACATTTAATAGATGTTTAGATTATAAAAACAAACATCTTCCCTGAGGGAAGTCGCTCTTCTTTTCCTCGACGTGTTTGCCATGAATCTTGAATCCACCTTGACGGTACACTTTCATTCTCTTGTAATACATGGCCGTGAAAACTGACCAGGGGTCGTGGACATCGTAAATGTGTGGTTCATTCTTTTTACCTTTCGTCTCTCTCATGATACGCCCAATACTTTGTGTGATGTCCGACTTAGGTGATGCCAAAATAACTGTATCGAGCGTGGGAATGTCGAGTCCTTCATGGGCTTGACTGAACGTGGCAAAGATGATTTTCTTCTTTGAAGATTCCTGGAGTGCCGCCTCCTTCATGCCACCCATGTAGAGTCCCGAAGTTTTTGGAAAACACTGATGAAGAAACTCACAGTGATGTCTACGGTCACTGAGGACCAGAAGTTGTCTCGTACCCGCTGAAGCTTTTTTCACGAGTTCAACTAACATTTGGTTTCGACGACGATCTTCGACGAGTTCTGTGATCATGTTGGGCATCGAGATTTTTCCATTTCTCATGGAGGGTGGAGGATTCCTATAATTGGGTGAATCGAATGTCACTGGAAAGACTTCAACCTGTCCCTGATTTTTACGTTCAACCGCAAAAAATGTGGGTCCCATGAACCAATGAAGAACTTTCGTGAGTCCATCTTTGCGTTCGGGTGTTGCCGAAAGTCCAAAGATATGTTTTGGGCACATTTTGAAAAGGGACTGGGAAAACACTTTGGCACATATATGATGGGCTTCATCAACAATCAACGTCCCGATACTTTCAAAGTCTGTGAATGAATACTCTTTGAGGGAAAGAGATTGGAGCATCGCTATGACAAAGTCACATTCGACTTCCTTTTTGTTCTGTTGGACGACACCTATCGTCGCACCGGGGCAAAACTGTTGAATGCGTTCCCGCCACTGGTCCGCCAAAAACTGTTTGTGAACGATGATCATGGTCCTGTATCCCAACTTACACGCTATGGCCAAGGATACCGTCGTCTTGCCGTAGCCGCATGGTAGAGAAAGGACACCATGGCCTGCTTTAAGTGCCGCTGCCAGTGCTTCGTTTTGATGGGTGGTGTCACGGAGCTGTCCAGCGAATTTGGTTCGGATACGAGTGGGTTCTGGCCGACGATCCTCTTTGGGCTCTCCCATTTTATCAGTTCCATAGAATCTTGGAACGCAGACTCCGTTCTTAGATGGTCTAAAAACTTTGAAAGGTGGTGGAGGAAATCCAAAGTCCCCATTGACGATAGGTCTTACGGTAAGTTCTTTTTTAATTTCCTGGATTGGTCCCTCAGTCACTAAGTATCCAGTTCGAGTGAGCATACTTATTTAAAGATGATAAACTTTAAATATGTACAAGATGCCTATCGTAGACGTTGATGAAAATATTAAGAAGCTTCGTATGAACATCGAGCAGCTGACCCAGGAAGTCTTCAGGCTTCAAGGTATGCTCTCCACATTTGAGGGTTTCAAGAAGGGTGGTCTCACTCAGATCGATCTTCCCCGGGATCCCACTCAGGAGGTTGAGGAGGTTGAGAGTATCCAAGAGAAGCCCGAGTAATTTCCTACATTCCAATACCCTTTGAAGTCCACCTCGACTTCCACTTCATCCCCCTTTATAAGAGACTGTACGGGTCGTCCTCGGACTTCACACATGACTCTTCGGTACCGAAATGGAACTTTGACTGTCAAAATGTTTCCGTCGAGCGGAATGTCCAAGTTTTGATTCGATAGAAAGTGCCAGCGTTGAGTATGCATTCGTTCTATAATTTCTGAAACTTTCGAGGGAATTATAAAACGAATATACTTTTTATTGTTAAACTCGTACATAGGTTCATGAACTTTTGTCATGAACTTCATTGGTTTCTATTACGATACAGTAAAACTAAAACTATAAGTAGTACCACCACAAAAAGTACAACTTGGGAGATAACTATGGGTTGGAGTGGTTCTCTCGTGCCGAACTGTTGGTGACACAGGGATCTCGAAACTTCCACTGCCGCCTCTATACTCGAATACGGTGTATTTCTGGGAGACATCATGCCACACATAGCCACCTTTGAACACTTTCCAAAGAATGGAAGTTGTCCATGAAGACTGAGAACGCCAGAAGATTGCGACGTTTCCCATGCTTCACCTCTCCATTCTGCACCCCACCCGATACGAATCTCTTTGGGTTCTGGGAGTTCGAGTTGGCGGAGTACTTCAGCCTTTAACGTTTCTGGGTCAGTCTTGGCGATCTCTTCTGTGATGTCACATATGACACACGAAATAGTTTTACCATTTGAAAGAACGACCGGTTGAAGATTCCATTCGGTCGTAGATGCAATTTCCAGATCTGTTTTTATTTTGATCGGATCTTCATAGTCAAGAAGAACGTTGAGCGCGCCGTATGTACTTTCCCGAACCTTTTTGTCTGCGTCTGGTCCCCAGTTATCACCGAGTAATTTAAGGGCTGGACTGTTGTCGACGCAGAGAAAGAGCATACCATCATCGATGACTGTTCCATCAGAAAACTTGGCCACAAAAGAATCATCCCCGTATTCAACTTCCAAAAGTTCCACGTTAAAGATGAAGTTTGCACCTGCATTCAGAACCGCATCTTCCATCGCGTCACACATGACTTTACCGGAAACCCTCTGTGTGTACGCCTTGGAGAGTGCGACGTGATCAATATTTTTTACAAACTCGTAGGCGGACATCCTGTCCCACGTGACACCATCCATGATGAGTGTCCAGTGTTCGATGATAGGATGTTCTCCCTCTCCGACCGCCTCTTTCACGGAGATACCTTTGTATTTCGTGGGTTGTGCGAGAACACGGGCGAACATGGACAAGACGGTGAGATAGTCTTTTCCCGTGAAGATATTGAAGTAGTCTTCCTTTGAGCGTTCGAACATCGCGTTCCATCCGATTCCCATCTCTGAGAAGAGGGATTGTGTGTTGACGAATGCTTTATCAAAGAGGATGCGGTGTGCGTGAAGATCGCGAACATCTTCTGAGGGTTCCCACCATGAACCACCAGCTGAAACTTTCTTATCGTACACCGTGACGTCGTGTTCACCTGACTTGAGTAATTCCCATGCGAGGGACATACCCGTGGGTCCAGCACCGACGATATGAACTTTCATTCTACTTTTAGCGAACATAATTATATGAGTCCAGTTTTTTCACGTTCTTCGGGGGTCTTGAGAGCGTAGAGACTACCCATGAAAATGAGACTGGAAATAAGTGCCGTCTCCACGTCACTCGTGACGACGAGGGCTATGATGAAAAGAGAAAATAGACGGAACCATCCATGATCAAACATAACCATCACACGGTCTGGAACGTAAATGGCATTATGTGAAAAAATACCCTGGTACATCACCACGAGAGAAAATACGAGAGGCATTCGAAGAACCTTTTCTATTTTACCACTCACAGGATTTAGAAAGTCCATATTATATAGCTTATAGAAAAAAACCTCGGCATGTAATAGGATGTTATGTGTTGCGCAACATGTACCAACAGGGGTTCATAACCGGAAACTGAAAACATGGAAGTTTGCAGGTAAGTTTCTCTGGAAGAATGCCACTGTAAAAAATAAATCCGAACTTGGTCGTTGGACGAAGGAGGAACTCCTCGAACTCGGACCAACCTTTGTAAAATTAGGTCAGATCGCTTCGACGAGGGGAGACCTCTATCCACCAGAATTTACAAAAGAGTTGGAATCATTACAAGATAATGTTCCTCCCGTGGAATTCGATACCACTGTAAAGTATGATATTTTCAAAGAGTTTGACCCTGTACCATTCAAATCGGCGAGTATAGGCCAAGTCCACATGGCTGTACTCCAAACCGGTCAAAAAGTTGTTGTAAAATTAAAACGGCCAGGAATCCTGGATATCATGAAGGAAGATACCGACAACATACGTGACATCGTACAATTCCTGGAACGAGTTGGTATCGACACGGGGAACAGTTCTGGTTCGGTCCTCGATGAGTCCATCGAGTACCTCTTGGGTGAAGCGGATTACCAACAGGAGATTGATAATGCCATAAAGTTTCGAAAAAGTATGAAAGATGTTGATTGGGTAAAGGTTCCGAAGGTGTACAAAAAATATTCCAACGATGAGATGATCGTCATGGAATATGTACCGTCGACAAAGTTGACAGAGATCACAGATCCCAAAGTAAACAAGAAGAAGATTTGTGAAGCTCTGATTAACTCCTATGTTATTCAAACTATGGATAATGGTCTTTTCCACGCTGACCCACACCCCGGGAACTTGGGATTTTCGTCAAAGGGGAAACTTGTATTTTATGATTTTGGGCTACTTGTGCCATTATCGGAAGAATTGAGAGATGGATTCACAAAATTGTTTGGTTTCATAATTATGCGAGACACGGCTGGTATAGTTGATACGCTCGTCAAGTTGGGTGTGATCGTTCCAACTTCTTCTGATGTTTCAGACATCGAACTCTTCTTTGAAACTATTTTGGGATACTTGGAAACTCTGGATGGTTCCGGAATCGTGAACGATGATCTCGCCGCACAACTCGCTGTTGAGAAACCGTTCGTAGTTCCCAGTAGTTTTGTGTACCTCGCCAAAGCCTTTTCGACGATCGAAGGTATTTGTCTCAAACTGGATCCAGACTTTAACTATTTCACATATCTGGAACCACTCATCCAACAACAGATCATAGAATCCGTGGATGTTGGTGACATATTCATGAAGACAACAGAAATACCCGGAACAATCAGCAAGATAAATACAGCCGTGTCAGGTCTTCAAAAGTCGAGAGGGTCCATGAAACGTTCGATGGTCAAAACACAACAGGAAATAAGGCTCGTCCAGTACAGCGTGGTGTGCGCTCTACTGGCTGAGAAGTTTGGGGACAATCCACCCCTGGCGATGTTTTTTGTTTTGTGTACGTTGTGGCTTACTTTTCGTAAAAGTCGATAGACTTCTTACCACTCTTCTTGGGCTTGTCATCCTTCTTGATCAGTTTATTGTGCTCCTCGAAGTACCCCTTCAAACGACGCTGTTCATCACGGAAAATATCAGAGAACTTCTCTTTGATCTTACCCACGTCGGCGTCGCGTTCCTTCTGGATCTTCTTACTCAGCCTCTTGAATCCCTTGTTCTTCTTCTCAGCGGCGAACACAGTAAAAGTGTTTGTAATGGCGAGCATTTACTTTGTGTTGACATTTAATTTTAAGCGCTTCACTTTCTCCTCAAACTCTCTCCGTTCCCCTGGTGAATCGATTGGCGTCCCATTCGCGATCGCTTCAATTTCAGGTCCCGTGAGTTGCATAGCGTTGACCCTGAAGTCCATGAATGCATCCATCGTGATGGGGACGAGGGGTTGTACTAATTTGAAGATGGCGTTGGCGTAGTCTCGAATCTCCTTTTGGGCGTGGTCATCCATTCTCAAACGTAAAAAGTGCATGAGGTTGTGGAGGTCCATCTTCCACACGAAGGATGTATAGGTCGATTGGGGGAGGATACCCCGCGCTTGTTCCCTACATACACCCTTCTCGAGTAAACGTTGGTACGTCCTGAAAGCGTTCTTCTGTTGAATGGAGATGATGTCGTTGAGTTCATCACCGAGTTCTATGACACCTTCAGACCCCTGATGATTTACCTCAGATTGACCCCTGTAAAACTCTGGTTCGTAATACTCTTCATCGACGATAGAGTACCGCGCGGACATTTCGTTCACAGAGGCGGTTCGATGCCGAAGCCACTGACGGGCAATATAAATGGGTGCCTTGATACGAAACTTGAAGGACACCAACTCAAAGGGGCTGGTGTGTGCATGTCGAAGGAGATACCTAATGAGCCCGCGGTCACCACGTGTCGTCTTCGTACCGGTTTGATAACTGACACGCGCACCATCTACGATAGCTTTGTCCAGATTTTCTTGGGGCATGTGCTCTACGAGTTCTACGAATCCATGATCCAAAACTTTTTCCATTATAACAATCTATCCGTTCTAATCTTTAATAATCACAACTTTCATCCATTGGGACTTCTCCACAAAAGTCGTACAACTCATAAAGTTTCTCTTGTGACTTTTCAATCT